TTTGTTCCCACAAGTGACCAACCGTATGTTGTATCATATGGGTATTCATATGACCTCGGTTAAATTGAAGCATAAGCAGGTCCATATAAGCACCTTTTTCTTCAAATGTCATTCCCATTGTGCCACTTACATAGTCACCGGGATAAAATAAAAAAGCTGGGTCTTTTGCCATAAAAAAATAAACCCCGATAGCTGCGAACTATCAGGGTTATTGTTATTTAACCACTAAACACATAGTCGGTTCGCAGTTCGCCTATGTGTCTTTTATACTGCAAATATACACTAAATTTCAACAAGTTCGATTTTTTGGCAAATAATTTTCATTTTATTTTTAAACCAATCTTCTGTTTCTATTAGGTTGTTTGCTTGTTTTATGTTATGTATTGCGGTAGTATGGTCTTTTGTACCCGTGTAACCGCTTATTTCTTTTAGGCTCAATTTAGTGTACCTTCTAAGTAAATAAGCTGCAGCCTTGCGACCGAACGTTGTTTTTAAAGACCTGTCCTTGCGTAATACATCACACTCAAATACACTGTCTACAATTTCAATAATCCTTGTTGCGCCTACATCTGCGCCTATTGGTTCGTTATCTTCTAAGCCTAACAACCCTAACTGCTTCATCATATCGTGCAGTTGTATATGGGTATTACGTTGGGCATAATATAAATCTTTTAATTGTCTTATTGAAACATCTCTCTTTCTCGTTAGCATAATTAAAACGGCAGTCCTTCCGTATCTTCTTTTGGTTTGAAATCATTTACATAAATCTTATAATCTGGTTGCTTGTCGTCTGTCTTATAGGCATTAACCCACATCGAGTAACGTACATCATTAATAGTAAAATTAATTACTTCTCCTTTAGTTGTGGTCTTTTTCCAAGCACCTGCACTCCATTTTTTTTCTGTCATTTGTTTATTTTTTAATTGAATATTGAGCTACTAATTTACTACGTTTTTTTGTACCTACGTTAATTAATTCCGTTTGTACTTTGTAGCCTTTGCGTTTTAATTCAAATACTACGGCTGCTAATCTAAGGCTATTGTACTTCGTTAAAGCCTGAATTGGTGTCAAGGTCTTGCCCGTAAGCAAGTGGTTCAAGATTTGTTGTTGTTGTGTCATTGTTATTGATTTGGTTAAAAAAAACAGGTTTGTCTAAAAGGTTTTGATATTTTTCTATAAATATTAGTAGGTCATTATATGCATCTTCATTATACCAAGCGTAATGGTATACTTCTGCAAGTAGCATCTGCCTTTCAAATGGTAATAGTTCACGCATTAGCTTTTCTTTATTGTTTCTTTAATCTTGTTAAATTCGTCTAAAGTCTTAATAGCATTAATTTTTAAAGCAGCCTTAACCTTCTGGTCATCTGTAAATTTAGTTTTGTCTAACTGCTCAATCAAAAACGCCTTTTGTCCTTCGCTTACTTCGTCTTTATGCTCATTAGTAGCATCTGCATCTTTAGTGTCATCGATTGCGAATAAACCATTAAGTGCATACTTTCTAGCATATGAGCTACAAGCTCCGGTTAGCTGAGCCGCATCCATTCCCTTTTTGTTTTCTTCTTCACGAGCAATACCTGTGCAGGTAATGTTATCTTCTCCATTACTTAGACAAGCCGTAGCCTTTACATAAACTCTACCGCCTACTTCTATTACCTCGTCGCTTAACATTAAAGCGTAGCCGTACTTATGGCAGATAGGCTTTGCAGCTTCGATAATATCTTCTGCACTTCGGTACTTGTATTTAGCAAAAGCATTGAATTGGTTTTTAGGTGCTTTTAGTTCCTGTTGAATTTTAATTAGGCTCATTGTTATTTGGTTTCGGTGTCAATAGAATAATGTTCTAAAATTTCGATAATAGGTTCTTGTCTTTTCTTTAGGCTAAGAAAATACTCGTAGGCTTGTGAGTATTCCATATACATACTCATACCATCGTATTTGTTATCTACTAAAGTATAGTAGAAAATTGTGCCGTCTGGCTTAGTTTCTTTTACAAATTCAATCTTCATATAATTCGTTTTTTAAAAGTTCAAGTTCTGCATTGTGTTCTACCCAACGAGTAAACGTATAATCGTCATCTTCGTAATCGTAGTTTTTAGGCAATAGAGCAGGGTCATAAGGGTTTGTAGTACTCCTATCCCCGTCGATTAAGATGTTCCCGTATCGCTGATATTGGAACATTTGGTAGTTGGTTAAATGTATCATTTTGTGTTTTGTTTACACAAATATACAACAATTAACAATACAAAGTGCAAAACTATTAAAATATTTTCAAATTATTTTTGCAACATTGTTGCATTTGCATATCAAATTGTGCAGTTTATAGCACATTTTGTACATCAGAACGTACAAAGTCAGAAGTAAAATGTAGCCAAAAGTAGTAGTTTTACTACCTTTTTAATCTAAGAAGATTTTAAGGGTTTTTCCCCCGTCTTGAAAGGATAATTCTATTGATTTGAAGTCGCCAAGTTCTTGGTATAACGTTAATATCCTACCTATTGGTCGGTCATTGGTTGCGTGATTAATTACTTCTAATCTTTTAATTTTTGGTGGAGTTGGTTGTTCCAACATTTCATCTTTGTTCATAGGTTATTTGTTTTGGTTATTTATTGTTATAGTAACTTTTGGAAGTAAAGTTTATCGTGTCCCCCGTATGAATATTCGGGTAAGTAAAGCCTAAACCCACACGAGATTAGGTTATTAGCAGAAGGAAAGTTGTCTAAGGTAGTATAAGTAATAGCTATATGGCAGAAAGTAGAAGCTGCTTTTAGCCTTGTTTTAATCATTCGTCTTTGTATGCCCTGCCCTCTATAATCTTTATGTACCCACGCCCTGTTAAATATGCAAATGCCTTTAGAATAAATTGAGCCGCAATAAGCAACAATACGGCTCATATCGTCAAGCATAACCCACCATTCACGATTGAACTGGAACTCGTCAGCGCAACCCTTAAAGTTAGGATTGGTGTAATCTAATTCCCTTAGTTGTTCGTAGGTATCTCGGTCTAAGATGTTGCCGAAGCTAAATACTTTTTTTAGGCGCATTGGTTATTAATAATTTTTTTAAGTATAGTGCTAAATCTAAAGCTTCTTCGTAAGCGTGTTGCAACCATTCGTCTTGGCTTAAATCGGTTCTATCCATTGTAGTTCCGTATTCCTTTAACCCTCTTACTTCTCGTGCTTGTAAATCTTTTATTGTTTGGTCAAGTATGTTGCTCATTATTTGTCGGTTTTGCTATGTATCTTAAAACAAGTTTTGCACTTGTATAATATTTTCTTTACTCCTGTTGCAGTTGTACGCCTCATTTGTATTACTATCTCGTCGCTTCCACATTCAGGGCAAGAGCCTCTATCTTGTCCAAAGATAACGCCATAGTGTGTTTTAGGTTCGATGTGGTTTTTAAGTGCGTTAAATACTTGCTCTAATAATACAACATCTTTTTGGCAGTATTTAATCATTTTAGCCATAGCTACTTTGTCCTTATGCAGAACAATGTCCTTCCATAAACTATATTCGGTTTTAATCTTAGTGCCAATGCCTAAGTAATCAGCTATGTAATTAAGCTTGTTGCTATTAAATCTAAACTTACTTCTGGCTATTTTAAGCGTGTCAATAGTTGTATAAGAAGGAAACATATCTATCCCGTGAAATAAGCACCTGGTTCTTATCCACGGCAAATCAAATTTATCTCCGTTATGTCCTATAAGTTCCGAAGCAGTATTGGCTACCTCTACAAACTTTTGTAGCATCTTTTTGTCGTTTTGTTTGCTATCCCATTGTAAATAATGGACTTCCTTCTCATCTTCCCACTTGTAACATATACAAATGATTGCCCGTTCTTTAATAATGCTTTCGGTTGATATGTTTAATTTGTAACCTGCACTCCAAAAGAAACCGATGTTCGGACTTGATTCCAAATCGAAGTAGAGGCGTTTGCGTTTTGATTTTAGCATTATTTATTTTTTGCTGAATTTATCTATTGTGGTGTAACCCATAGCAAATAGCGTGAGATACAAAACGGCATCTACTAACTTATCGCTTGGGTTAATTTTTAAGATTATGTTTAAGAACAAGGATATAAAAAGACATAAGCTGCCAAGCAAAGCCACTACTCTTTTGTGGCTAATACTGTTGCTTTCGTCTGATAATAAATTTACTAATATAGTTCTAAAGTTGCTCATATAGTTTAGCTTCAGCCTCTCTCCGCCTCACTAATCCTTTAAGCACCACATTGTTGGCTCGTACCCATTTTTTAAATTCTGCCCTAATGCTTGGGTCTTTAGGGTTTGCGTTTACCTTCCTTAGTAAAGTGCTTCTCCTAAAATTCCCCATACCTACATTAAAAGCAAACGAAACAATCGCAGAAAAATTGTTTGCAGTTACATTTGATTTTACAAGCACATCTACACCTTTTGCAAAATCATCGACTATTGCGTTAAAGTAATCCTCTGCCTGTTGCTGCGTAATTACATCGCCCTCTTTTACTTTCGTTCCGTTAGGGTAAAAAGTCAAACCCCAAGATATTGTCCATAAACCAGCAGGGCATTTGTACGCCTTTAATTTGCAGCCTTCGAACTGCTTTATTAAATCTCTACCTGCTTTGTTTACTTCCATAATCTATTCCAATATGCTAAAATTAACACAATCGCTATTATTAGACCGATTAGAGCCTTCCAAAAGTTATTTGCAGTACTTACCTTGTTTTTATCTACAATAGAAATTTGAGCCGTTTCTGTGCGATTAAACGATATTGTGTCTTTTTTGATAAGGCTATTGTCGGTCTGCTTGTCTTTTGTCTGGTACACCCACTTAGTTACGATTTTGGGAACTACTATAATGCTATCCTTTGTTACACGGATAGTGTCGTAGATAGTAACTTCTTTTGTAAATACCTGCTCTTTTTCTATAATCTTGGTAACGCTATCGTAAAAAGTAAGATGCACGGAGTCAATCTTAGTTGTCCCCGTGCTATCATAACGCTTTTCAAACTTCTTAACAGAAGCGCAAGAAGTAAGTAATAAGGCTAAAAGTATTAATCTCATTTAAGCTTTTTGGTCATTTTGTAATAGTATCGAATAGCCATAAGACCTGAAACGATAGCCACCAAACTTGCAATCAATGTGAATAGCGGTTGAATATTTGTAATGCTAATTGTAGCACTAACTAAAGATACGATTGTCGATTGGTCTGCTTGGTGGTTATTTGCCATTATAGTTCTTCTTCTTCTTGTTTGTTAAATTCTACGCCAGTAACCCAATCTTGTAAGAATGTAAAATCTTGCAATCCCGATTGGTTAACAACGTTAATTATTTGAAAATCAAATTCTTTATCATTTAGCGCATCAATATCTTTAGTCAGCTTCTTGATACCTTCTTTTGAGAATTTGTAATTTCCTTTGTCATCTAATAGTAAGCAGTCCTTATCGTCTGTACTCGCATTGTCTAAACGCAAGATTTCAACTTCGGCTTGATAGTCCTCGTGATGTTGTTTTACCTTCTCGTAAATTTTTACAAGTTTCTTTTGTGTTTTAGTTTCTTGGCTACCGATAACGGCATTAAGGTTGCTCACTAATTGGAGCAGTTGTTTGTTCTTCATAGTTTGTTTTTGTTTGTAAAGATAATTGTGGATTGCTAAACGGCAAAGGCAAATTTACAA